AATATTTTTAGCATGGCGAGCCTTAAAAGATTTACGTCTGGCTTTCTCTTTATCTGTTTTCGGGTTTTTACCTGCACCACTGACACCTTGTTGTCCAAAACGAATGGTTTTGATTTCGTCGCCTTCCTTGGCAACTACAACATGGCTTTTTGTCGGGTGACTAGGCGTCCTCTTGGGTTTGTTGAACCCGCTTACTCCCGCCCGTTTTAGGCTTGGATGCTTCTCTGTCATTACATAAGTCCTCTACCTTGCGTTCCAATTCCTCCAAACGGAGCCACTTGGGGTCTAGGTGTGCTTCTATTTGTTTCAGGAGAACTGTTAGTTCTTTATCCGTTAGCATGTTTTTCCTCGTTTAGTTAGTTATATGGAAACCACTCGCCAAATTCTCGTATATACGTGAAGATACGAGTAGTGTCCGCTGTGTTCATAGTTACTGTTATTCCTCCGTACTCTGACAAAGGGTTAGAGTTATGTTCTGGCAAAACAGTCCCATGAAACTCATTTACATTAAAAAACGACGCAGAAGAAGTAATATTAATATAGCCTGTGATGTTTACCGTATTTGCCGTAGTAAGCTTTATCATGACGGTTTCACGATCTTTAGGCGTTTGGTTTAGTATTACGTTAAGATCTGCACTACACCTTAAAACTTCTGTTTCTTTTGTCGTGTGGTCAGCATGAGGTGCGTCTTCTGCATTAAAAGAATACGGAGTTGCTGTGGCTAAGTCTGCTCTGGATTGGGGTATGTAACTCATTAGACTGCCAACCACTCTTTAAATTCTTTGATGTACACAAGATGTATCGTTGTGTTGTCCTGTTCTACTACAAGACTAGCAGCACCAAAATCATCCACATTGTACTCAGCTACGTTGTAGTACGCTAAGTTAACCACACTAATGTACCCCACGATGTCGATTTTATCGTTAGTACGACAGTTGACAATAACAGTTTCTCTGTCTTGTGGGTTAGAATTAAGATTAATTACAGCCGAAGAAGTAACCTTTAGAATCTGAGAACCGGAAGTAGTATGATTACTTGTGATTGTCTTAGCCTGAGCATTTCTAAGGTCAGCGTTGCTCGACAGGTTACCCATAGAGATATTGTAGACATTGGGTGCCTGAGCTTCGTTCAGGTCCTTCACGGAGCCTGCGTCAATCTCTTCACCGTTGGACAGAGTTAGCACCAGGTGTCCGTCAAAGTCCACTGTGGCGTCCGCAACGCTAACACCGTCCTTCCCGTCTACACCGTCAGTACCGTCTTTGCCGTCCTTACCGTCAACACCTGCTGGGCCAGTGTCGCCTTTGTCTCCTTTGGGGCCTTTAGCGCCTGTAGGTCCAGCTTCTCCGGTGTCTCCTTTGTCTCCTTTTTCTCCACGGACAGCCTCTACTGCCTGTATCTTTGACAGGAGCTTGTCGTACATTGCACTCAGGAGGAGGTTTACGTTCATTCTTGAGTCAGACGCTGCATTAACATTTGTTCAGCCTCACGAGTCTCAGTATCTCTGGACTGCTGCCGCTGATTGTTCTGTTCTTTAGCTTTGACTTCACGCTCCTTCAAAAGTGTTTCTGCTACTTTCATCCTACGCTCAAACTCTCTGTCGTCTTGAGAACCTTCTCGTAGATTACGTGTGATGGCATTAATCTTCTCAATCTCAAGCTCTTGTGGCACCGCCTGAGCCTCAATGGACAGCTTAGCTGCTCTGGCGCTTGACTCTTGAGCCTGTGCTGCCAAAGCTGCTGTCTGGGACTGCTGGAACTCAAGCTGTGCCTGCTGTGCTGCCATAGCCATTTGCTGAGCTTCTGGGTTAGGCTGCATGGCTTGCTGCATCGCTGCCAAGAGTTCTTCACGGTTAGACAAGTTCATGTTGTCAATGATGGACTGAATCAGAGTATTGTACAGAGGTGAGTCCTTCTGCATAGTCTGAAGTAGTTGTACCAACTGAGTAACCTCGTACTCCCTAGCGATGATACCCAGAGTGCTGCTTGCGTTGAACTTGTAGTCAGCAACGGGGTAGTTCTCAGGGTCAAACTGCATGTAGCGGTAAGCTGCTTTCTTGACAAAAGGAATCAGGAAGGACTGCTGGAAGTTAATAAGTGTACGCTTATGGCGCTTAATAATAGCACCAAGAGACATACTAATGCCAGCTGCTGTCGCTTCCCCATTGACCTGACCCGCAATTCCAGCAGAGTCAACTGCACCAGTAGCCTGCTGAACCATCTGCTGAAGCGCACTAGCCTGAGCAAAGGTAATCTGGTTAACTTGTCCAAAATTAAACGGCTGTAGTACTTCACGAGGGTCTCCGCTAGTTAGAATCATTTTACCTGGGCGTATCTCTGGTTTAGCACCACGAGGTAGCCTAGTAGCGTCAATAGCGAGCATTGGGTGGATCGTAAGGCTCAGAGCGTCAATCCTGGCTCGTAACTCAGTGTCAAGAGCTTTCTGTGAGTTGTAACCTTTTTCACATACGCCACGTCCCCAGAATCTGCTGGGTACTACGTCCCACGGGAAGGCAACTACTGGTCTGTCCTGCATCATGTACGGGTTAGCTTCTGCTTTTAACAGAATACCACCATTAGCAATGACAATCACTGCTTCTACGTACTTTGACTTAGGCTTGGCATTAAGCTCAACAACTACTTCGTCTTCTTCCTCAGCGGCTGCTTCAAGTAGTTCTCGTGGCACTAAGCCGTAGTACTTAGTCAGACGTACCTTGTCATCAGTGTAGATCGTGATGTCCTTGTCAGGCTCTAAGTCAGTGTCCGGTGCAGCAGGGCCTACGTAAATGTCCTTGTACACCCCCTGTTCCTGCAGGAGTTCCACATGGTGTCGGCTTACGAACTCGTCAATAGCAACACCCATGGCGTCATCAACACTGGTTGCTACTGGGTCAATTAGGAAGTTCTGTGGCATCACGGGCTTGAGTTTAACCTTGACACGCTCCATGATGTTTACGCCAACAGCCTGCAAGTCCCCACCCATGATGGGCTGAGTAGCTGGTGCCATTTCTTTCATTTCTTCAATGACAATCTCACCAATACCCGTACCATAGACAGCAGCATTGATTAGACACTCTGCTACTGCTTTACGAACCTTACAGTCCTCAAAGTCCTCCGTGAGTTTATTACGCAGGAACAACACGTCCTGACGCTGTGTGTCACCCAAGTTGTCACTTACGTCGAACCACTTGCCACGACCAAAAGTTACTTCTTCTAGTTCAGCAACATTGGACTCAACAGCTTGTTGTAACGCGGGTGAGATGATTCTGCTGCGTTCTGACTTACGGTCACTGTCTGCTGGGTCCCAAATGCCACGCCAGAGTCTGTAGTACTCGTCAAACTTCTGTTCGTAGTTAGACTCGTAGTAGTCACGCCAGTCTTCACACTTGGTCATCACCCATTCTTCAATGGACTCTTGGACCATTAGAGGGTCTTGTTCGTATAGTTCGCTCATAGTTAATATCCTGCTACCACGTCTAAGATTTCATGGTCATCTATTTCAAATTCGTAGTTGTACGCTACATTTGCTAATTGGTCTATGTACGCCAGAGCGTCCACTAAGTCGTCATGTGTCAAAGGGTCCGGAAACTGGAACAACTGGTCTAGAAACCTAGCGTTCCACTCACCTTTGTTCAGTGTTACGAAGCCATTCTCAAAACGCCCCTGTAACGCCCACATTACCCTGTCAGTCTTTTTCTTGTTACCATGAGTCAATTCCTCGACTCTGAAGAACGTCCCGTATCGCTTCTGTAGGTCCGTCAGAGGGGACATTACTGCTTGCTTTGCAATCCCTCTTTCGATACCAACACTAACTGGTTCATAGTCCCTGACAACCTGGAAGATTTTGGCTGCTGTTTCATCAAGGCTCCAACGCCCATATACAATATTATCAACATACCACCCATCAGGACTAACCTTGACAACAGCAATCGCAGTCTCGTCAAGCTTTGTATTCTTAGTTCTCTTCTTGTTGACTTCTTCAAAGCCCGCCAAGTCAACTGCAACGTAGTAGTCTCCTATCTCTGGTTCTTCTTCAGAAACCTTTACCCAGTCCTCTTTAAACATTTCTGACCCACGAGCTTCAAATGACGCCATAAACTCCTGACGAAACGCATAGCTTGACATAGACTTCTTTGCAATGTCGATTTCATCAGCGTCAAGCAGAGGGTTGTCATAGGAAGTAAAGTGCCAAGCTTTGTAAGTCTCGTCGTCACCCAGTTCAGCATACTTGTACAACTCGTAGAAATGATTACGACCCATGGGTGTGCCGATAAACATTGCACAACCCTTTTGGTCAGCCAAAGCAGGTCTTAAGATCTGCTCAAACACGTCGGGCTTCATGTCGGCGTACTCGTCCAACACGAGAAACTTCAGTGACACACCGCGCATCGTCTCTGGTCTGTCGGCTCCTTTGAGGCTAATCGTGGCCCCATTGATTAACTTAATCTGCAGGTTGTTAATGTGACTACCTGAGATTACTGGGTGCCCAAGCTCTAACAGAGTCTGCCACATGATGTCACGAGCCTGACCCTGTGTGGGCGCTACGTAGAACACATGGCCTCTGTCGGCTTGCAGAGCGTTTACAATCAGCATCCATGCAGCAAGCCTGGACTT